ATTTGATATGTTCTGTTTTGTATCATTTTGAGGATGCTTTCAATATAAGTAAGCATCGTATCATAATAATCTATCTTCAAACATACGGATGAAAGTTTTTCATCTGCATCAAGATATTTTTGCATAGTGTCCTTATCACGAATTTTTTTAGGAAAAGGATTTTCTATATAAACTTCTGGATCAGATTTTCCAGAATAATATTCATAACGTTCGTGTCGAATATTTCTTTTTTGTTGCTCTGCTTTTTTTCTTAAAAGAAAAATTGTATTATATAAATCGAAATATTTTGCGTGAAGAACAGGAATATTTAAAGATTCCGTATGTAAATTATCCGGATCTATTTTTGAATCTTTTTCCCACATTTCTTGAATTTTATCAAGATCAATGCTCATAGTGGATTTCCACTTAAATCAGTTATATTGTAGATAGTATACTTGAAGGTAACCTCAGCTGTCAAGTATTGAATATCATCCTCCGTAGCATCAAACTGTAAAGTTGAAAGTGCATAAGGCCAGAGATCACTAAATTTAACTTTAAAATTTGGATTTTCTTTACTAGTTAAAACTTGCAAAGTTCCATCAGAATACAAATTCATTTGAGATTTGTTGGGTTGTTCAAATTCTGGATTTGAATTCTGAAAATTATAAATTTCTTGAAGACTTTCTGGATATCCTAGTCCTTTTATCCAATTATGAATTTCCATGTAATTTTCAAGATTTTCATCGACCAAAAATCTCAAAACTAAATCATCGAATGCAATTTTATCACCTGGAGTATCAATATCTTTTAAATAATTTGTTTGTACAGCAACTCCAAGAGTCATTCCTGGAATATTTGCACTATTTCCAAAAAATGCTACCTTAGGTGCTCTATTTAAAGAAAATTTAAATCCTACTGGTGATAGAAAATTTCTATTTTGGATTTGCTTATCAATTGGATTTCCAGTCATTTTTTTAAATATTTAGATAAAAAAAGGGTGCCTTTCGGCACCCTCGAATCTTAAGTGAAATAAATCACATAAGATTTTTAACTGCAACACGTCTGTAGTAACGGTTTGCATTGAGGTTAAGAGCTCCAAGTCCTTGATAGGTTCCCTCAGCAAATGGGTTAGCAACAAGACCATAACGAGTCTTGAAGCCAATCTTGGGCTGGAAGCTGTTCTCACCAACGGCACGAACCATTTGGAGAGGAACGTATGGGCAGTAGAAGAGACCAGCATCATAAGGTGAAGAACCTTTATAACCGATAACATAATACTGATTACCTGGTGTTGCGTTAGCTGTAGTCAGGTTAGCAGCATATGGGTCGATATAAACACGGAATTTACCCATTAGAGTACCAGCAAATGTATTGCCAGTGTCATCAACGGAAAGATTCGCATTAAGTGCTGGGGTGTAATCAAGCACACCTGCCATGGTGAGAGCTGAAGCAACGTCTGCAGAGCAGATGATGGTGTTGCCCTTTCCACGACGAGTTCTTTGAGCGATTGCATTAGCATCTCTCTCAATCTGGAAGAGTAGACCCTTGAACTTCTCAACGCTCCAACGTCCGTTTGAATCGACATCAAGGTCGAAGATTCCAGGAGTTGCAACGTTTTGAACAGCACCTTGCTCAGCAACCTTGTAGATGGTTCTGATAACTTCACGGTTAATTTCAGCAAGAATCTCAGTTGAGAGAATATTTGCCAATTCCGCTTCAGCATTCAGACCGTGAATTGCTTTGAGGTCTTGTGCGAGCTCAAGTGAATACTCAGCTTTCAGAGCACGTGACTTTGCAGTAACGGTAACTTTCTCGATTGAGAAAGCCATTTCTGCAAAATTGTTACCTGCGGTGCCATCTCCAAGTGCTTCAGAATCACCAGTTGCCATTCCTTGACCAACATTATATGGTGAAGGATTGGTAGTAGCAGTGCCAACTGGGTTAAGAACAGAAGGATTAGTTCCGCTTTGCGCAGTTGTACCAAAACCAACAGCACCATCACTAAATCCTGCAGTGAGGTTGCGACCTTGGTTTTCTCCAGAAAATGCCGAATCAACTTCATTGAAGAAGGCTTCAGTACCACTCTGGTTGGTATAACGTGAACGCATTGCAAAAATGAGTCCAGTAGGACCACTCATTGGTTGAACACCACAGATGTCGTATGCAATGAGGTTAGGCATTGAACGACGAATGAGGCTAATCAGAACTGGATCAAAACCTGCAGTAGGACCAGCAGCTGTTGCACCACCAGTGAATCCACCAGTACCAGCTGAGTTTGTTGGTGATGCTTCAGTTAAGAATGCACCTGAGGTTTCGAAAGCTGATTGCTCTCTTAAGAATTTTTCTTGGTTTTCGAGCAGGACAGCGGTTACCGCTCTACGATGAGAATCTTTGATTGAATCAAGACCCTGATAGTCGAGAATAGGAGCCCACTTTTCCTGCAATTGCTCGGATTGGAACATTTGCGTTTACCTTTTTTAAGTGAATAATTGGGTTTGAATTATATTAAATTCAATTATTTGCTAAAGGATGAAAGAGTCCTCAGATAAGCAGACATTGATCCAGAATATGATTCTGGTGCGGAATCTACTCCTTCAGATAAATTTTCGGTTTTAGCACGTGGAGATACATTTCTTGAGGGGAAATATGATTCCCTTAAAGTCTCCAACTTTTCACGATATTCTTCTTCACTTTCAAACTCAACACTTTCGGCAAGTGAAGCGAGCTTGTCTTTCTGAGTTGCTGCTAAGCCCTCAGAAACTTGGTCAAAGATTCCATCAGCAACCGACTCTGCAAGACGTTTGTTGAGGAAAATATTTTTTTCGATCTGCTCGTTGAGTTTTGTCTCCATGTCATCAAGTTTTTCTACCATGCTCTCAAGAACATCATATTTATCTTCAGGGATTGATACATAATGTGCTTCAAAAAGATCCTTCATTCCCGAAAGGAATGATTCGGTCATTTCGGTCTTAAGACCGTTTTCAATGACAAGTGAATTTTCTTGCATCCACTCATCAGCAACATACTCAAGGTAAGCATCAACACGTTCGTTAAGAGTTGATTTAATTTCTTCAATTTCTTCGGCCAGAGCAGCAGCATACTCTTCTTCAAGTGCTTCTTTAACTTCTCCAACTTTTGATCTTAAAGCAGCTTCGAAGATAGTACGTGCTTTTTCTTGGAACTCTTCAGAAAGTTCTTCACCGGCAAGAAGAGCATTGACATCTTCTTCGATGTCAAAAGATTCTTCCATTTCTTCTTCTTCTTCCTCTTCCTCTTCTTTCTTACCTTTTTTCTTACTATCTTCTTCTTCCTCTTCCTCTTTATGCTTTGCCTCTGAAACTACTTCTTCATCTTCAAATTCTTCTTCATCAATCAAATCTTCATCTTCCAAATCTTCATCTTCTTTCATTGACTGCATTGCGTCAGCAGGCTTGGCTCCCTTATTAACAACATCCTTAACTTGCTTAAGGGTTGAACCTGGAGTCTTCAATTTTGCTGAGTCATCATCTGGACGATAGTTGGAAGGATCTGGGCCACCAAGATCTTCCCATCCTCCGGTTTGTCCTGGTGTTGTTCCAGAAAGATTTTGCATCGCATCTGCTGCTTTAGCATTTGCATTAACAGCAGTTTTGGATTGCTTAGTGCCTACTTCCATTTCTTGTAAATCTCCACGAGACATTTGAACTCTCCGATTAACCTTAGTAATTTAATCTATATTTATTTATAATTTAATAATTTACAATGAATTTAAAAACTCATTGAATAAAGATAATTTATGTTGCTCAAGAATACCTTTATCAATGAAGGTATTTATTCTTTTTTTTGTGTTTTCTGCTACTTTTTCTCTTAAAACCCCACCATCCCATATCCATTCTTTACCTTCCATAATTCCTTGAACAAAAGCATCAGGGGCAGAAGGATCAGCAACAATATCAGCCGCAGTTGCAAGCATAAAATCTTCACCAACTTCTTTGTATCCTTTATTGTTTTCTCTTAAAGATCCAATACCACGAGAAGAAACACCGAGACAAACACCTTCTCGTAAAAGAGATTCTGCAATTTTACCCATTGGAGTAGATAAAATTTGAGCTTTGCCAATAAAGTTATTGCCATCACGATAAAGTTCAGTAATTTTATGAGAAACTCTATCAAGATTTACAGTAGGTCCGTCTGGATGTCCAAGTTCACCTAAAGCACGACCTTTATTCACATATTGTTCTGTATAACGTTTTACTTCTCTTTCCATAATTGAAAGAGGATACATACGTCCATTACGGTTCACACATTCTGCTTGAAGGAACGGACCCTTAATATAAAGTTTTTGATTTTTTCCAGTTCCTTCTGCAATAACTTCAACCTTTTCTATTTCTTCTGTGATGAGTTTCATCATGCTTGTCCTGAAATTTGTACTTGTTGAGCATAAACGACACCTGCTCCACCTTCCGTTCTTGCTGCCAATCTTTGTGACAATGAAAGAGATGCTCCAGCAGCAGATCCAGCAGAAGAAAATGCGGTTATAACTCCACTTGAGTTATAACCAAGAGTGATTCTTGATTGATGATACCCACCAACATGCGATGAAGTATCTACTGAAATCACTGGAACATGAACAAAATTATAGTTTGAATTATTTGCTCCAGTAAGAGTTACATAATCACCGACACCAAATGGTGCTTGAGTTCCTTCTGCAAAATCAACAATAGTCGTTGTTCCTGTTGTAATTCCAACAACTCTGTTTGATGCTTTTGTCATTGCAAGAGTTGCAGACGTTCCTGCAGGAATATAATAATCTGCTATTGTTGCAGATGGATTTGTGCCAATCGCAACAAAGGCACCCGAAGTGACAGCAGTAACTCTCAATACATTTGACTGAACGACAAACGATGTTGTCATTCCAGAGGTGGCAGTTGTTGAAAGTGAAATGCCAGCACCAACTGGTCTATGAGCCATTATTTTTTAAGGTACACTTTTAGTTATTTATAAATTCACAATTATAACATCTTTTATACGGATACCACACTCACAATAACTGATGGTATTGCTGGAACCACACCTGATGCAGATACTGCCTTTAATCTTATA